GCCGCTTTTGTCGCCATGTCTGCGATCATGGCTGCGATTTTAGCGTCATTGAATCTTAGGACACAGAGCCACGGTCTACTGTACCAGTTCATGATCTGATATTCTGTACCAGTCTGATCTCCTGCTTTCCCACCTGCATATCTTCCTCTTTCATCATGTCCGCAGTTACTGATTTTTACCATTTTAGTTTCTCCTTTCTGGTTAAAATCTCTGTAGTCTTTGTAGAACACATCCATATCAACATTTCCGCTGATTCCTGGAACTTTTCCTTTACTGGAATACTGCCAGCCTACACCGACTGTCGGACGTAATCTTTCTTGAACAGAACCATTGTCGTTGGCAGGATAACGAGCAATCCAACAGTCATACTGCTTCAGAGCATCTGACAGGACATTATTGTACCAATCAAGATTGCAATAAATTCCAACCTTATAACCGGCTTTCTTGATTCTGTTCAGAAATGCTACTGCAATATTCTCAATAGCCTGTTTTCCGAGACTTCTTTGCTGTGCCCATTCCAGATCGTAGAATATTGGGAAATCCAATCCACGTCCTGCCAGAACTGCGATAACCGCTTCTGCTTCATCAACTGCCTGTGCCGGTGTTAAAGCATAGCTGTACTTATATCCACCAATAAGAATTCCGTTGGATTTACAGCCCTTGTAGTTATGTTCGAATGATGCATCAGTGCCGGATTTCTGATGGATTCTTAATATTGCAAACTTAACTCCAGAATTCGATACTTTTGACCAATCTGGCTTGCCTTGATAAGATGAAACGTCAATACCTTTAATTTCCAATTCTATCAACTCCTTTCATGATTTCATGAAACATATTTATGAATTTTTCAAAGTCCTTAGTTAACTAAACAGGAGGAGGAAAAAACATCATATTGTCGAATTCCACTCTTGCATAGTGTTATTCGTCAACATGCGATAACTGATATGCTCATTCATAAAAACATACTGTAGTCCCCAATTATGATCTGAGTTAGTAAACGTCATACATATTGTCATATTGCCTTTAAACGGATTATCATCCGCGGCTTGGCAATCGCAAAAACTTACGCCTTCAGGAGCATTTCTCATGTAACTTTCTAAAGAAGTCACGTATTTTGAGGGCGTCTTACTATTTTATATAAAGCACTACAACATTTAATTCTGTGTTTTTAAATCGATTGCCTTCGTAGTCAGTGACCAATATATAAGCATAAGAGTTGTACGAGTATAGCCTTGAGTAAATATTTTTATTTCCATCGGAAATATATGCTTTTGCACTAATAACGTTTTTTATTGACGCTCCAGGAATTATATTATTTACGGGAATTATACCATCTCCATTTGTTGTTTTTTTGCCAACATAAGTTATCAGAGCCTTACTATTTAATTCATTAATCGCCCCCAGTACCGTCTTGTTGTTCGTCTGCAAGTTACTGATGACCGCATTGGTCAGTTTTCCAACAATCCAGTTCCAGATTCCACTGAATGGTGAAAGTTTGTTTGATTTCGATGTTGCATCATAGAGCATCAAGGTATCTGCATCTTCTGGGGTTGCTTTTACTGTGTATTCGTTAAATTTTGCCATATTAATTATCCTTTTCTATATTGAGCTTTTCGTAAAGCTGATTAATAAGTTTCTCCTGTCGGTCAAGCTGTTCTTTCTGGCTTTTTATCATTGCGAACATTGCGGGTATCATGATACGTTCGTTCCAGTTCTCGGGAAGTCCGTCTGTGTTATGGTCAACTGCCAAAGGAAAATACTTGTCCACATCTTCTGCTATGAACATTGGGAATTCTACGCCTACGCGTTCATCTCCTTTTGCGAGGTAGCCTTCTTTATACCGTGCCATTATTGGTTCGATGTTGTACAGATTCTCAATAAATTCTTCTGGCAAGGAAGCTCCGAGGATTTTGTAGCGTTTGGAAGAAGATGAACTCATGTATACTAGATTGTCATAAATCCTTAAATAATTTCCAGATGAAAGTGCGTCTAAATTGAAAATCTGAAATTTATCCGTTCCATCGGAAATAGGTTCTGCTCCGCAAATTATATTTAAGCCACCATCTATTACAAGTCCGTTGCCATAAGAGCTCAAGGCGACCCCATTAATGTTCACTTCTTCATTTTGTGCGTCCAGTATTATAATGCCGTTAGGAGATATTAATTGTTTCGCCGCATTATCTAGAACCCACCCGGCAATATTTCCAGTGTTAGCACTTAATTTACCAGTAAAAGTTCCGTTTGCTGAGTTCAAACTGCCGGAAAACGTTCCTTTTTTAAAATTGACTCCAGTGTTATCAATATATCCAACTTGATTACCGGCTGAATCTCTAATAACTAATTTTCCATTGCCATTATTTACACCGCCCAATGTCAATTCACCGCCAAGCGCTGCACTGAAGCTGATATACAGTTGACCATTCTTGTAGTACAATCCTTTCCACTTTCCATTATCCGAAAGAATCTCTACTATCTCAGTCTGTGTAAGCGATGCAACATCAAGAGCAACCGAATACGTCTGCATATCCGCAATGCTCGTTTTAGCTTGATCAAGATAGCAAGTCACTCTAATCATTCCGCGTGAACCAATAATTTGAAGTGAATAAGTTATTGAACAAGCGCCTGTAGCTTCTGTTTGGTTAAGCGATATAGTCGTCCAAGTTTTTCCAGAATCAGAACTTCTTTCTGCTTTCCACCATCCTGCATAGGCTGTCTCTTCTCCTTGACCATCACGATAATACACGTTAACGGTAAGCTTTTCTGGACTGACTTTTTTATCTTGCCCCATCAACAATATTTCCGTGTTTGCTCTAAGGTAATACGTTCTTCCTGGAGGCCCGTCTTCTCCACGCATTCTCGCCCATGTATATTTCGCTGGGTCTGCACTGTCCGTCTTTTCGAAATCGGAATAATGACCAATGTAAATTCTATCTGTATCAGTTGTGGAAAAAT